CACATGTTTCTCGTCTCCGGCGACGACAACGTGACGTGCTGTCCCATGACGTACGTTCACATCGCCGCTGAAGAGATTTCCATGAAAGCGGGCTTGGAATGTCCCCTGTTTCGAGACTCATCCAACCCGTACTGCCAAGAGATAAACTTTCTCGCGAAGAAGCATCACTTCGTTTACGAACCAACATTAAACACTTTGGAGAAAGTGTGTTCGTACCCAATCGTACTCCGGGCTATGCGCAAGATGGTCACATCAGCACCACACCGCTATCCCGGGGATCACATTGGAGCCGCCTACCTTGGCGCAGCTCTCGGACGGTTTGTTCAGGCAAGCCAGCCTGGAGGTCCCGGCCCTGTTCCGGTCCTCTTTGAGCTCACCATGGCTATGGCCTCCTTAGGACTCTCACTCCTCACATGGTCTCAACCGAACAAACAATCAGCAGATTCCGCTGTTGAAGTTCGAGCCATCATGGCGAAGCTCGTCCATGACAACCCAGGCGCCGTATCGGTTTACGCTGATCGGGGTATTTCCGACGTTGACAGGTTGGGATACCTCGGCCGGCTCATCGAGACGGTCTCTGTCAACGCTGGGTGTGTCACAGACGAATTCAACAACATCCCTCTCGTCGGTCAACGGTTCTACTACGTTGAATCCGGTGAAACATCGGCCAGGAACCTCCCAATTTCTTTCGGAGACGGATCGTCCATGGACTTTCTCGTCGATCACGACTTGATGATGGAGGGCTTTGACCAACAAAAATTGTTTCATTTCACCGAAAATGTGAGGGCTGCCACCTTCGCCGTTGCAGACGGCGTTGGATTCATTCCCCCAAACGTGATCTATCACCTCCTGGAAACTTGTCCGGAGTGCACGTCAGAAATGTCTGACCTGTTGGATCTCGCCAAAAAGAGTGACTTCGCCTTGTTCCATAGCGAACCGGTCATCCCTGGCCATCACGCCAAACGGCTCACAGTTGAGATCGTACGCCCCGACACCCCCTCTTCCACGCCATCTGCTCCGGCATCCACAATTTCCGACACAGATTCGACCGAAGTCGATCGCAAAATCGGTCGCAAGCAGAACAAGCGAGGAGAATGGGTCAACGAGGGCAAAGCCGAATACAAGAAGCGAATGAAAAAGCTTCACAGTATATCCCACAACAGATCGGAGCAGTACTACAACCACTCCATGGCACAAATGATCACCCCACAGGATTTATCCCGTGGGGCGGCGAGCCCCGACATGAGCAACGCAATGCTCTCGGAGGCTTCAACATCTAGTTCTTCTTCTAGCAACACTGTCAACAGCCCCCCGCGGCCTCGTCTCTAGAGACGACCGCCCCCCTCCCTTGCAAGCCCATCAACAGTATTTGGTCGTCACTGTTGATGAATAGGGTAGTACGAGATGATGTTTATCTCGTCCCCGGCATCGGCCAACTAAACAATTCCAGGTTTCCCAAAGGGCATTTCCCCCTCCATCCAGCTTCAAAACAGGGATGGGAAGTCTGGTGCTCGCACTGTCACAGAAAATACAACATATACATATATAGCTTGCGAGGCGCATATAATTACATCACTGCCAACCATTCCGTTGGTCACCCCCGATCAAGAGACGTTTCGCCGATGCCGACGCCGCTGCTTTCCAAGGCAGCGTTCGCCCGCAAACAACGCGCACGCGAACCAGGAGTCACCGCCGTCGAAATCAATCGTCGGTTCGCTCAATCCGTCGTGTCTCATCGAGGAACCCCTGCTGCCATCCGTGGCCGAGGAAATTACAACCAGGTTCTCAACTCCCGAGCCCGTCCCGCCGCTGTCCGCGGACGAGGCGACTTTCGCCAAGTTGCAAGAGAAATCATCCCCGCAGGCTCGTTCGCGCGCGCTGGCGGTGCAATTGGTGGAGCTCTTGGCGGCCCCGTCGGAAGAACCCTGGGCCGAATGGGCGGAGGCTTCGTATCTCACCTTGTTGGGTTCGGAGACTACACCGTTCGACAGAACTCGGTCATGCAAGGAAGCATGGGAGGTGTCAGTGGCAAGGATTCTTCTTTTGACCCCTCAGGCTCAGCGCGAATTCGCTTGCGTCGCCGCGAGTGCGTCGGAGTCATCACAGCCCCCGCTGATCCCGCTTCTTTCAATACCACCACTCTACGGATCCAGGCCACCAACTCCACGCTCATGCCGTGGGGAGGCGGCATAGCCCTCCTGTTCCAGGAATATCAACTCCACGGTGGAGTTTTCAGTTTTGAGTCAACTTTCTCGAACTACTCCGCCGCTGGTCCCCTTGGTACAGTGGTCATGTCAACTCAGTACAATGCAGCCGATCGTCCTTTCCACGACGTTGACGCAATGCTGAACTCAGCCTTCCGCACCTCTGGCAATCCATCGGAAAACCTCAACCATGGGCTGGAGTGTGACCCCGCACTCCAAGACGCCAAATTTCTCAAGTGTCGCAATCACTCGAACGACTGGTCTACACAGGCTCCAAACAACTACGACTTTGGTAATTTCACCATCGCAACAGTCGGGTTGCCTGCAGCTTGCGCCAATGCCCAGATCGGTCGCCTGTACTTCACTTACGACCTCGAGTTGCTGCTGCCTCGTGTCGCCGACCCACTTGTCCCGAGTCGGTTCCGCGAGATTTCACAGTACCTCGTTGGCCAAGCTGGCGTCATTGGAGTTGCCCAATTCACTCCTGCATCTTCCGGCGGAGTTGTCCAACCCATCTCCACTGTTCTCCCCAAGAACTTGTACTACACACCTGGAGGGTCAAATGTGCAGTCTCCGACACACGTGACGAAGTCTGGTGCACAGTTCATCGGGAACATGTGGGGTGGGTCTACGGCCTTCGACGGTCAAACGTGCAGTCTCACTGGTTGTTACCACAACCAGCTGGCGCTAGGAAACCCTCCCAACCCCAACGAGATTGTGATGTTCCCCCCCGACATCACTGGAGAAAATCAAACATGGTATGAGCCAGCCACCCTTCCGACTGCTGCTCAAGGCCAATTCATGTGGGTCTGTGGCA